TCTTCTCTCTGCTGCTTCCGTCTTGCGTTGTATGCTGATAGAACGTACACCGCAATAGACATTATGCATACGGAGAACAAAATGTTGAGCTTGCCGGAAATCAGGGAGCGGCTTCGGGACCGGCGAGTGCGTCGGGTTGCCGAGGCAACTGGGGTCCATCACCAGACGATCTACAACGTGTTGGACCCGTCATCCAACCCACAGCACAGCACGCTGAAGGCTCTCTCAGACTACCTCACCGGAGCCGAAGCATGACCCGCGGCTACGATTGGGACGCCATCCGCGCCACATATCCGCTGCGCGACGTAATCGGGCGCGCGCTCAAGATCCGCAAGGCGCATGGCTGGTACGAGGCGCTGTGCCCCTTCCATGACGAGAAAAGCCCCAGCCTTAAATTCCGAGAGGCAGATGAGCATTGGCATTGTTTCGGATGCGGCAAGCACGGCGATGTCATCGACTTCGTTGCCGAGTACGAACATGTATCAAAGCCCGAGGCTATCGCACGCCTGACAGGCGGTAACGCGATCGAATTTACTGAGCAGGATCGCGCCAAGCGGGATGCATGGCTGGCCGAGGAAGAGAAGAAAGAGGAAGCGCGCCGCACTGCGGCAATCGAACTGGCCCGCAGGCGTTGGGATCGCGCTACACCGATCGACGGCACCAATGCCTATCTGGAGCGCAAGCAGGTTGCGCCGCACGCTTGCCGTGTCGAGGGCGGTTCGCTGCTGGTTCCGATGTGGGATCAGGAAGGCGACCTCATCAACGTGCAGGCGATTGCCGGAGATGGTGGCAAGCTGTTCCACACCGGCTGCCCCACGGTTGGCGCGCGTTTCTATATCGGCGTGCCGTTTTCCAGCCGCACGATCATCTGTGAGGGCTTCGCCACCGGCGCGTCAATTCATGAAGCCACCGTCGACCACATCTGCGTTGCCTTCAGTCAGGGGCAGATGGCGAATATCGCGCGCGAGATGGTGAAGGCCGGTCGTGACGTGGTGATCGCTGCCGATCGCAAGGCACTGGACGCCATGATGCGGTTGGGGGCAGAGCTGGACGTGCCGGTAATCGCTCCACCTGTGCTGGTGAAGGGCGACGACTTCAATGACCTGCATGTAGAGCAAGGTGTGGAGGCGGTGTCCGGCGCAATTCGGCAAGGGCTGATTGACTACGCCAACAAGCCAGAGCCGCCGCCTGCGCCGCCAGAGTGCGCTATCGCGTTTGTGGATGCGATGGACTTTGCCGAAGCCGCTATTCCGGTTCGTCCGTGGCTCGTGCCAGGTGCCTTGCTGGCAGGATCGACGCATATCCTTGCCGCCCCAGGCGGCACGGGTAAATCTGTGTTCACGCTTCAGATGGCTCTGATGCTGGCGACCGGCGAGTCGTGGGCCAAGTGGCAGCCAAAACGCAAATGTCGCGTGCTTATCATCAATGCAGAAGATGACATCAACGAGCAGCGGCGCAGGATTTCCGGCGCTCGGACAGCGATGGGGCTCAGCACGGACAAGCTGCGCGGGCAGATCATCATTGCAGACAATCCAGATAGCATCGTCATGGCTACCACCGACGAGAAGAAACGGGCGCAGGTGTCGACGCCGCTCGTCAAGCAGCTCGTTGATGTGATCCGCCACCACCAGATTGACGTGGTGATTGTGGACCCATTCGCCGAGACGTTTGACGGGGACGAGAACAGCAATGGTGATACCAAGTGGGCGATGAAGATCTGGCGCGACGAGATCGCCCGCCCGACAGGATGCGCGGTTTATCTCGTGCACCACACCACCAAGGGGTCAGAGGATAAAGCAGGCTCGGCTGACGTGATCCGCGGTGGTGGCGCGATCGTCAACTCGGCGCGGTTGGCTGCGACGCTGTTTGTGATGTCCAAGACCGAGGCGTCAGCCCTGTCGGTAAAGGACGACGAGCGCTTCCGCTACGTCCGCTATGACGATGCCAAATCGAACAACAGCCTGATCGGCGGGCGCAAGTGGTTCGAGAAAATTACTGTTCGCCTCCAGAACGGGCCATCTGGCGATAGCGAGGGCGGGGACGAGGTAGGAGCCCTCATGCCGTGGTATCCGCAAGGGCTGCTGGCTTACGATCCTGAGACCATCCTGCGCCTAGTGAGAGCCATTGATGATGGCGTAGTGGACGAGCATGGCGTCTGCACCGACACGCCGTTCGGGCGGGTCAATTCCGGCAGTTCCAAACGGTGGGTCGGGCATCTGATCGGCGACATGATGGGGCTGGAAGAGGACGAGGCCCGCAAGCTGATCGCTACCCTGATCGAGTGTGGTGGCATTGAGGAATACGAATTTCGGCACAGCATCCAGGGCCGGAACGCCAAGGGACTGCGGTCCAATATGGAGCGTCTGGCACCCGCTTTGGGGTTTTCCTCAATTACAAAATGAGAATTGAGATTGATTGAGGAATTGATTTCAAAAATGGCGGAAAACCGACGATCCTCAATTCCTCAATTACCGCCCCCCTAAAGGGGGGGGCGGTTAATTGAGGATGAGATTGATGATCGGGTTCGGTTTTCCGAAGCGAATTTGAGGTGGCAGTTGCGCACCTGACCCACCCCCGGATCGGGGGTGAAAATAAATGCCGTAACCGCGTTGACAGTGCCGTAACCGTGGCATATAAGGGGTGCAACGAAACGGAGATGCACGATGACCAAGACCGCTAAGATCGCCGCCGCTGACGCAGCCCTCACCACCGCCATCGAAGTCCGTTACGCAGCACGCGATGCCTACCTCGCAAGCGGCACTCAGGAAGATCTCGCCGCGCTCAATGCGGCTGTGAAGGCGCAGGATGCCGCTTCGGCTGCTCTCGCTGCGCTGGGCCGCTAACATGCCCCTCACCAACGCACAAAAGCAGAAAGACCTGCGCGCCCGCCGCAAAGCCAAGCTCGAAAGGCTGGCGGTGCTGGAGGGGGCGATGCGCTGGATTATGGACTACAGCAACGATGCTCACATCGTGGCTGCCGCCCGCAAAGCGCTGGGAGATGTGGGGTGAGCCAGTCTGATCGCTTAAACACGATGGGCCTTTTGGGTCTTATCTTTATGATCGCAACCATCTTTGCGGGTATGGCTTACGACAGCGATTGTATCGGGATTACGATTGCGCTTTGCGTGATTGCCTTGGCCTGCGTCGTTGGCGTTGTCGTTCTTTGGATGGCTGGAAAGGTGTTCTTATGACCCCACTTCCAGAGCGAGCCGACAAAGCCACCACAGCCGCGTGGATGGGGTACCCGCCGGGGTTGGCGGGGATTGTGGCGATGGATGCCCGCCACGACCCGCTACACGCCGATCTGGCCCGCTGGGTAGGTATCCCCAGCTTCTCGCTTCGGATCGCGTCTGGTGAGGCTCTGAGCGGCCCTGGGCAGAGGTTGGCCGGGTTGGAAGAGGATGTGGTGCTTATGTTGCAGCGGTATTTGCAGCATATGGCGGTTTACAACGAAACGCATGGAGGTGCGGAATGAACGAGAACACGTACAAGGCGATCGTCAGCGTGGCGTTGATTGCTTTCGCCGGAGTGGCGGTTTTCTTTGAGATAGATCCGCTGTGGGGAATGTTCGCGCTGTTCGGCGTTATCATCGTTTGCGATAATTCAAAGTGATTGTCCGTATCAAGCGCAGTCTGCGTAAAGCGCTGGCTTATGATCGCACGGCGTATCGCATGTTCATGGACGCAGGACGGCCCGGTTATGCCCTGGCAGTTTTGGTGGGGCTATGGACGCTGCGCTTCCAGCCGATTTATTTTCTTTTTCTGGCTTGGGCGTTTTGGTGATGAGCGACAGGTTCATGGTTTTTGAGATTGATGAGAGCCAGTACAACATGGAACGGCAACTTGCCGAACGCATCCCCGAAGGCTGGTCGATCGTAGCTGTTTTGCAGGGTTCTGCTGGGTGGCGGTTCAGGGTCTTCGCACAAGCCCCTCACAGCCCCGTACAGCGCGATCTTGCGGATTCGGGCAGGTAGGGGTATCTAGGGCATGACAATCTATTGTAGAGGGCTTTAGAGCGTGGCTGTAGGCCGCAAGACCGGCGGGCGGGTTAAGGGCACACCGAACAAGGTGACGGCCTCGCTAAAGGACATGATCCTTCAGGCGCTCGACCAGCAGGGCGGCGCGGACTACCTGTATCGGCAAGCGGATGAAAACCCGGCGGCTTTCATGACGTTGGTGGGTAAGGTTCTCCCAATGCAGATCACGGGGGACGTAGATAACCCCGTCCACGTCATCACAGAAATCAAGCTAACCCCCGTTTCTCCAGAATGACCAGCGTGTCGATCGAGATGCCGGCCAAGCTAGTACCGGTGTTCTCAGGCGAAGCGGACGTGCGCGGATCTTGGGGCGGGCGTGGTTCTGGGAAAACGCGCACCTTCGCCAAGATGACAGCAGTTCGCGCGTTGATGTGGGCCAAGGCCGGACGTGAAGGCATCATTCTGTGCGGGCGCGTGTTCATGAACTCGCTAGCCGATTCCTCGCTGGAGGAAATCAAGGCCGCAATTCGTGAGACGGACTGGCTGTTGCCGCATTTTGACATCGGAGAAAAATACATCCGCACGATTGACGGGCGGATCAGCTACAGTTTCACCGGCCTTGATCGCAACATTGATAGTGTGAAGTCGAAGGCGCGCATCCTGCTGTGCTGGGTGGACGAAGCCGAGGGCGTAAGTGATGAGGCGTGGACGAAGTTAATCCCGACGCTACGTGAGGAAGATTCCGAGTTGTGGATAACTTGGAACCCTGAGCGTGAAGATAGCGCAACAAACAAGCGCTTCTATAAGAATACGTCGGATCGGGTGAAGATTGTCGAGCTAAATCACAAGGACAATCCCTGGTTCCCCGATATCCTTGATCGAGTTCGCCTGCGCGACAAAGAAGAACGCCCGCACCTCTACGACCACATCTGGGAAGGCGACTTTACCCGCGTGGTGGAGGGCGCATACTTTGCGCCCAACCTTACCAAAGCACGCGAGGAAGGTCGCATCGGCTTTGTCAGCGAAGACCCCAACCTGATCGTGCGGTTGTTCGCAGACATCGGCGGAACCGGCGCCAAGGCTGACAACTTCGTGTTCTGGGCTGCGCAGTTCGTCGGGACCGAGATCCGCTGGACGAACCATTACGAGCAGCAGGGACAACCTGTGTCGGCGCATCTCAACTGGATGCGGTCGCAGGGCTACACGCCCGATCGTTGCAAGATCTGGCTGCCTCACGACGGCGATACACAGGACAAGGTGTTCGACACGTCTTACCGCAAAGCGCTGGAGGCAGCTGGGTACAACGTCGAGATCGTGCCGAACCAGGGCAAAGGCGCTGCAATGCAGCGTGTTGAGAAGGCCCGGCAACTATTCCCACGGATGCGGTTTGACGAAGAGAAATGCGCTGCGGGGCTGAAAGCTATCGGTTGGTATCATGAAAAGCGTGACACGGAACGTGGAATTGGGTTAGGACCGAACCATGACTGGTCTTCGCACTCAGCCGACGCATTTGGCACTGGCTGTGTGGCTTACGAAGAACCGCGCAAGGCCGTGAAGTTGGATATGGGCCGGCTGACAAGGGGTATTGTGTGATGGTGCCGATGTTAGATCACAAGCCGCCTGCGCCAAAAACCGAAGTTGCGCTAAAGGAAGCTATCGCGCGCGCGTGGCAACGGCCAATCCCTTCCGGGACCGCTTTCTGGGTTGCCCGCTAATGGCCACCCTCCCCATCATCGCCGACGCCGAGGTCAACGCCTGGATCGACGAGCCGCAACCAGAGCCCGGCTTCAACGAGCAGGAGCTGATTGCCGCGCTTCGTCGTGAGTATGACGCAGCCGAAAGCGAGTGGGAGCGCCTTAGTGACTTCCACCGGCTCGCGCAGGACTTCTACGAGGCCAAGTCGTTTGGCAATGAGGTCACGGGCCGCAGCCAGATCGTGCTACCCGATGTGCAGGAAACGATCGACTACATGGCAACGTCGGTGTTGCGGACGTTTGTCAGTGGCGACCGTGTTGTCGAGTTCGAGGCGACCGACGAAGAGGACGAAGCTGGCGCGGATCAGGCAACCGCGGCGATCGGCTTCAACTTCATGCGCCAGCAGGACGGGTTCCGCATCCTGCATGACTGGTGTGTGTCTGGGCTGATGCAGCGTTACGGCGTTGCCAAGACCATGATGGTGACCGAAGAGCGGGTGCGGCGTGAACGCGTGCTGGTGTCCGATCCTGTCGAACTGGAGGCGCTTCGGGATGTGGAGATCGAGGATGTCGAAGAGGTTGATGGTGGTTACGCCATCAGCATCAAGCAGCAGATCCGCGAAAAGCGCTTCATCGACGTAGCGGTGCCCGCCAGCGAGTTTCGTTTCAGCCCCAACGCGCGGCACGAGGACGACTCGGATTATCTCGCGCATTGCCCGGTCAAGACGCGCTCCGATCTGGTCGACATGGGGTTCGATCGCGATCAGGTTTACGGGCTGCCGGCCTACACGCGCCTGCCCGGTGATCGTGCCGAGGATGATAACAACTCGTGGGAAAACCCCGAAAGCACGCCCGCGCTCGTCGAGGTGCAGCTTTGCGAGGAATATGCCCGCATCGACATTGACGGTGACGGCATTGCAGAGCGGGTGCGGGTGTTCCGCGTTGAAGGTGAAATCCTGCGTTGGGCGAATGGTGAACCAGCCATCGAGACGGTGGACGAGCAGCCGTTTTCGGTGTTCTGCCCGTTCCCTCGTCCGCATCGGCTGGTGGGCTACTCCCTCGCCGACAAGGTGATGGACATCCAGTTGGCGCGCAGCACGATCGCGCGCCAGTTGTTCGATGGGATGTACTCGGCAAACATGCCGCGGCCTATCGTTTCGGAGACGGGGGCGTCGGAAAATACGATTGACGATCTGCTGTCGCCGATTGCGGGTGCGCCGATTCGGGTGCGCGATGTTAATGCGGTGGCGCCGTTTACGACGGCCTTCGACGTTGGCAAGTCCCTGACGGTGCTGGAGTGGATCACCGGCGAACGAGAGTCGCGCACTGGCATCACCCGGCTCAATCAGGGCTTGGACGCTGACGCGCTGAACAAGACCGCTAGCGGCACTGCGATGATGCAGGCGCAGGGCCAGCAGCAGGAAGAGTTCATCGCGCGCAATCTGGCTGAGGCGTTCGCCCGGCTGATGGCGAAGAAGTACCGGCTGTGGCGGCGTGAGGGCGAGCCGTTCAAGGCCAAGGTCGATGGCACGTACCAGATGATCGACCCGGCTTCGTGGCCGGAAGAGATCAACGTCACGATCCGCGTCGGGTTGGGTACGGGGTCGAAGGACAAGCGCATTCAGGCACGCATGGCGTTGGCGCCGATCATGGCTGAGGGCTTTGCAAACGGGCAAGTGAAGCCGGAACATCTGTTCAAGGCGGTTGACGGCTTGGTGCGGGATCTTGGGTTGGGGCAGGGCGACGACTATTGGGTGGATCCCAAGAAGGTCGATCCCACGCAGCAGCAGCCTGAGCAGCCTGATCCTGAGATGCTTGCCATGCAGGCAGAGCAGCAGCGCGAGCAGCAGAAGCTGGAATTTGAGCAGCAGCGGGCGGCGGCGCAGTTGCAGCTTCAGCGTGAGAAGGATCAGGCATCCGTCGAGGCTCAGCGCGAGAAGCATATGCTGGACATGGAGCAGGCGCGTGAAAAGGCGGCGCTAGAGGCGCAGTTGGCGCGTGATAAGGCGTCTGCGGAGGCTGACATTGCCATCTACCGCATCGACCGCGAGGCTGAGGTCAAGCGGTATGCGGCTGACCGAATGCAGGCGTCGTCTGGGGATGATATCGGCCAGAACCGGGCTGGTGGAGATTTAGACAAATGAAGACCTGTCCCCACGGCAAAGAAGGCTATTGCCTTGAATGCGTTTACAGCAAAGCGCGGGAGAAGTGCCTCGAAAAGCAGGAAGGCTGGCGCTGGGGCTTAGCGGTTCGAGATCCCAATACTAACAAGGATATGGTGACGCATGACCCTGCTTGACCGCATCCTGGCCTACTTCGGCTACGTCCGCGCCGACGCGCCCCGCGAATACGAACGCGTCAGCAACGGCGTTGACGCAATCGCACGCGGCCAGCGGTGGCAGGGGTTCTATGCCGAAGAAGGTGGCCTAGCGGACATGCTGTCAAACCTGCGCCGCGCCTACTTCGAAAAGGTCGGCAACACCAAGCCCGGCGATACGCAAACGCTGCTGGTGTTGGGGCTGGCGGATAAGATCGTGCGCGAGGTCGAGCGCGAGGTGCAGACCGTGATCGAGACGGGTAAAATGCGCGCCGCTGAGAGGGATCATGCGGAGCGGGTTACCCGTGTTGGTAGAGTTTAAGGCGCAATCCCGCGCCAGTTAAGGAGCAGTCATGACGGCCCATTCTGACCTTCAGGAAGCCGCCGACAGCCCTGTCGATGATATGGACAGCGCAGCGGCGGCAATCTCCCGTTTCTATGACGAAGCGGGGGATATTGACGATCGCGAGCAAAGCGACGATAACAACGAACAACCGGAAGCAGAAAGCCAGTCGGATGACGACGACCTTGATGTAACTGGTGAAGACGCGCAGGACGACGAACCGGAAACCCCGGCCATCGACGCTCCCGCTAGTCTTACTGCCGAGGAAAAGGCAGCATTTGCCGCTTTGGACCCAAAGTCCCAGCGGTATGTTGCCGATCTGGAAGCTCGTCGGGCGACCCAGGTCCAAACGGCCACTACGAAGGCAGCCGAGGCCCAGCGCAACGCGGAAGCAAGCGCAGCTCGCGCCGACGCGGAAGCGCAGGCAAGGTTTGCGCAGCAGTTGAAGGCGTTTGGGGACAAAATGGCCCCGCAGATGCCGGACGACCGCCTAGCAGATGTCGACCCTGTAGCTTTTAATCGCCAGTATGCGCAGTATCAGATTGCCAAGGCTCAGCATGACGAATTCATGCAGCAGGTGCAAGAGATCGGTGCGGAGGCTGACAATTCACTAAGCGAAACCGAAATGGCGCAGCGCGGACGTGAGTTGATGGCCATTCCTGAATTTCAGAACGAAGAGACGCGCGACGCCTTCCTGACGAGGGCAGAGACTGCGGCTAAGGTTCTGGGACTGGACGTGGGGCATGTCGCGCGAAACGCGACCGCGAAGGAGATCAAAGCCCTTAGCGACATCCAGGTCTGGAAGGAAGAATCGGACAAGTACCGAGCCGCCCTATCCCGACAGATGCAGCGTGTACGCGAAGGCAAGAAGGCGACCACGGCGAAGCCCAATGCTGCCCAGCCTAGCAGCAGCGAGGGGCGAGGTGTCAAGGATGCCAAGCAGCGGGCACGGCAAACTGGCAGCGTCGACGACGCGGCAAGAGCGCTGAGGGCCGCTGGGTTCTAACCCTTTGTAGTGGAAACGAGACATGGCAGTACCGAGCAATACCATCCAGACGATGACCCGAGTGGGCAATCGCGAGGATCTGAGCGACATCATCAGCAACATCAGCCCGACCGAAACCCCGTTCCTGACGGCAATTGGTCGTGAGAATGCTTCGGCGGTTTACCACGAGTGGCAGACCGACGCGCTGGTTTCGGCCAACCCGCAGAACAAGGCGGTGATGGGCGATGACCTGAGCAACGA